GTGGCATTTTTGTAATTTAGAGGTGTACACCAATTGAGCTCTCTCAAACTTGCTGATTCAATTGGTGTATTGGGGTAACTTATATACTAGAACCCTCTATAGAACTATTAATCTTGTTCCTACACGTGGCGGCCATCCGTATAATATTACCGGATGGCCGCGCGCCCTTTTCTCTTTCCGTACAATTGGTAGCGCATCCTTTTTCTTTATTTCTCTCTTTAATTTAAATTCGTCCAATCATGTTACGTCTGACGAGCTTATGTACATTCAACAACTTGGGCCTCAAGTTGTTGGGCCTGGGTTATAAATTAAAGAGAGTTTGGCCCAATAGTGTTAATCCAAAATGCCTAAGCGTGATTTGCCATGGCGTTCTATGGCGGTAACCTCAAAGGTTAGCCGCAACGCTAATTGTTCTCCTCGGTCAGGTATTGGGCCAAAATACAACAAGGCCGCTGAATGGGTTAACAGGCCCATGTACCGGAAGCCCAGGATCTATCGGACTCTGAAGAGTCCTGATGTTGCCAGAGGTTGTGAAAGCCCTTGTAAAGTCCAGTCTTACGAACAGCGCCATGACATCTCACATGTGGGCAAGGTCATGTGCATATCTGACGGGACACGTGGTAATGGTATTACTCATCGTGTGGGAAAGCGTTTCTGTGTGAAGTCTGTGTACATACTAGGGAAGATCTGGATGGACGAGAATATCAAGCTGAAAAACCACACGAACAGCGTCATGTTCTGGTTGGTTAGAGATAGGAGACCCTATGGGACGCCCATGGATTTTGGTCAAGTGTTCAACATGTTCGACAACGAGCCCAGTACAGCCACTGTGAAGAACGATCTTCGTGATCGTTACCAGGTCATGCACAAGTTCTATGGCAAGGTGACCGGTGGTCAGTATGCCAGCAACGAACAGGCTATCGTGAAGCGGTTCTGGAAGGTGAACAACCACGTGGTCTACAATCACCAAGAGGCTGGCAAATACGAGAATCATACTGAGAACGCCCTACTATTGTACATGGCATGTACTCATGCCTCTAACCCTGTATATGCAACTCTGAAGATCCGGATCTATTTTTATGATTCGATCATGAATTAATAAAATTTGAATTTTATTGAATGATTCTCTAATACATCGTGTACATAATGTCTATCTGTTGCAAAACGTACAGCTCTAATTACATTGTTCAATGAAATTACACCTAATTGATCTAAATACACGATAACTAAATGTCTAAACCTAGCTAAATAAGTTGACCCAGAAGCTGTCATCGATGTCGTCCACACTTGGAAGTTCAGGAAGGCTTTGTGGAGATGCAACGCTCTCCTCAGGTTGTGGTTGAACCTGATTTGTATGTGGTACACTCTGCTCCTGCTGTACAGTGGTTCCTCTACTCTGTATATCTTGAAATAGAGGGGATTTTCTATCTCCCAGATATACACGCCATTCTCTGCCTGACGTGCAGTGATGATATCCCCTGTGGGGGAATCCATGTCCAGCGCAGTCTATGTGGAAGTAAATGGAGCAACCGCACTCCAGATCAATCCGCCTTCTCCTGATTGTCTTCTTCTTTGCTTGCCTGTGAGCTATCTTGATAGAGGGCGGATGTGAGGGTGATGAAGAGCGCATTCTTGATAGTCCAGTTCCTGAGTGCTGTGTTTTCCTCTTTGTTCAGGAAATCTTTATAGCTGGAGCCCTCACCTGGATTGCAAAGCACGATTGCTGGGATCCCACCTTTAATTTGAACTGGCTTGCCGTACTTGCAATTTGACTGCCAGTCTCTCTGGGCCCCCAGCAATTCTTTCCAGTGCTTTAGCTTTAGATAGTGCGGTGCGACGTCATCAATGACGTTATACTCCACTGCATTTGAATAGACTCGAGAATTGAAATCCAAATGGCCCATGAGATAATTATGTGGACCCAGTGCACGTGCCCACATTGTCTTCCCTGTTCTCGAGTCTCCTTCAACTATGATACTAATAGGTCTATCTGGCCGCGCAGCGGAACCCCTTCCAAAATAATCGTCTGCCCATTTTTGCATTTCTTCCGGGACGTCTGTGAAAGAAGACAGATGAAATGGAGGGACCCATGGTTCCGGTGGTTTGTGGAAGATCCTTTGTGCATTTGCGACCAGGTTATGGTGATGGAGGAAGAAATGTTGAGGCTGCTGTTCTTTTATTATTTGTAGAGCCTCTTCTGCACATGAGGCATTCAATGCCTTTGCATATGTATCGTTGGCCGACTGGCAGCCTCCTCTAGCAGATCGACCGTCGATCTGGAATTCCCCCCATTCTGTCGCATCTCCGTCCTTGTCGATGTATGCCTTGACGTCGGAGCTCGACTTAGCTCCCTGTATGTTCGGATGGAAATGTGCTGACCGGGATGGGGAGACCAGGTCGAAGAATCTGCTATTCGTGCACTGGTATTTGGCTTCGAACTGCAAAAGCACATGGAGATGAGGCTCCCCATTTTCATGAAGCTCTCTGCAGATCTTGATGAACTTCTTGTTAACTGGAGTGTTTAGGTTTTTTATTTGGGAAAGTGCCTCTTCTTTGGTAATGGAGCACTGTGGATAAGTGAGGAAATAGTTTTTAGAGTTAACTCTAAATTTCTTTGGTG